TTGCGCCATAGCCTGTGTCTTAGACACAATCAGGATTCTGATGTTTGGGTTTTGGCAAATCTGGTACACGGCATAGTTGACTGTGATGGTCGTTGACTTGGCGTGTTCTGGTGGCGTATTGACAATCAGTAGGTCAGGGTCGCCAGGTTCATAGGTAATGCTAGGGTGCACATCGGAGGGGGGTGTACCCTCCAATAAGTCAATCCAATGTTTCTGATGGGCAAAGACATCTACCCCTAGGTACTTGGATGAAAACTCTGGGAACGGAGGCAGAGGTATTGTACCTGTCTGCAGTTCCCCTCTTGAGGTCATAGACCGAACTTTGTCTATCTGGGTGGCGAAGTCGGGGTCTGTCTTACGGTAGTATTCGTAACTCTTGACCGACCGACCAACTGAGTCCATAGCCTTCTGGACTGACATGCCTTCCATTAAAAATTCTATAATCTGCTTCTTTATGGCATCCGACTTATGGGATGCAGCAGTAGTTCTTTTTCTTTCCATAGGCGTAGTAAGCAGCGCGACAAGATATAGAGCGCTGCAGTATCCTTTCTAACCGAAGCCGTAGCCCCAAGGCGAAGGCGAAGGTTAGGGCATACTATAGGGAGCAACCTAGACGGTTGCCTTAGCAGTAGTGGAGGGGCGAATATAGCGTTGCCCCTCACTATACTATTAGGTGTCCGAAGGACACTAATTGGACATCTTTTTTGAATATATTTTTTGTTACCTATGCCACTGTCTATAAGTGCTGGTCAGCACCCACTTCCCCAGGATTATCAAACTTATACGGGTAGAGACACATACACACATACGCACGCATATTTAAAACCCTGGGGTCATCAGACCCTGCAATCTCTCCTCAAGATGCACACTTTTTGCGTGCCCCGCTTTCTTGTGTCTTAAGAATTAGCAGGTGAGAGCGCTAGACCTTGCAGAGACGACAACTCTCACCCCTCCTCCTTGTATCGCGGGGGGGGCGCATCGCTTGGCTTGGCTTGGCTCGTGTGCCAATCTCACAATGTGAGACGGCTAAGGGCTTGAGCGTGTGGATGTGAGATGCATCACATTTGAAAGAAATCTGCCAAATATCCTTGACACCGCATAAACGGCGGGTGTATAAATCTCCTAACGAGTTCAAATCGGACTCAAGACAGGAGAAAAAAATGTCACAAGAAATGCACGCAGAATCTAACAAGGTGATTGCCCGCGTTATCGCCAAGCAAAACAAGGCGGAGGCACTCTCAACTCTCACCAAGGCACTAGAACAGGCTCACGAACTCATCAAGGCAGAAACAGGCGCACCCCGTGCGACTCTCCTCGTGACTCGTGACCTCAAGGGTCGCCGAGGACATTTCACCCCTTATACCCCTTGGCGCACCGAGGATGAGGTTTTCAACGAGATTGCTTTCAACCTTGAGACTTTCTCAAGCGCCGAGGATTTATTCTCAACACTTTTGCACGAGGTGGCGCACTCACTCAATCACATGAACGGAATTGAGGATTGCTCATCCAACCAATATCACAATGCAAAATTCAAGACACAAGCCGAGGCGTTAGGTCTTAAGACCGAAAAAACCAAAAAGGGTTACTCATCCACAAGCCTCACCGATTTTGGCGCTAAGCGATGGGCTAAGGCGCTCAAGATTGTTGCAACCGCCTATGACCTCACCGCCCTTGGCGGAGAATCTGCCAAGCCAAAAGGCAGAAACACCAACCTAATTAAAGCCGAGTGCACCGATTGCGGAAATGTAATCCGCCTAAGTCGCTCAGTGATTGAGAGCGGTGTGATGTGCATGCCATGTGAGACACAATTCACCGAGGCTTAAGACACAAAAGCCCCCGCCCGATAAGTCGGCACAGGTTCACGACCTACGGGGGCACGAACTCTCAACCTAAAGTTGAGGGTTAGGTGTGATGGACATCACATCTAAAATGCTTGACACGCTCAGGCTATGGATGAGAAGGTTACACCAAGCAAGACCACAACAGGCACCGTGCAGGTTGTGGCTTAAGACGGGAGATAAAAAAGATGGCAACAAGAAGCGCAATCGGTATTAAGTCAGAAGATGGAACAATTAAGGCGAGTTACTGTCACTGGGATGGATACCCCGAAGGGGTAGGGGCTGGACTCGTTCAGTTCTACAACAGCAAGGCACAAGCCGAGGAACTAATCTCCCTTGGCGGGTTCTCAGCACTTCACGACACCCTAGAAGAAACCAAAGCGGGAGCCTATGGCACACCAAGCGACAGCGCCCGCACTTTTACAGGTGAAAAAGATTTTTTTGAGAACTTCAACGCTGGCGAGGAGTATTTCTATCTATACACCGAGGGCACAGGATGGCGCTACTCACAAGGTGGCAACTGGGCATGTCTTAATACAGAAAAAGAGGTGGCATAAATGGATGCACGATACGCAATGGCGGATGCATACAAGGCGCTACGCCGTGCACACATGGAGGTTGCAGAGTTTGAGGCAGAGATAAACAACTGCACAGATTCAGAGCATGCATATCGCATCGCCCTCAAGTGGCAAGCGATTGCAAATAAGAAAGTTGTGGCTTAAGACATGAACTCAACATGTGAGGATTGCAACAGCCCAACCCGCATCACCCTCGCCCCTTATGGGATGAGATTCATGGCAGAGATTGCATGTCCTAAATGTGGCGTGTCTTACGACACAAACATTGACGACACCGACATTGAAGCCATCAAGAAATCATTACTTAAGACAGAGGAGGTGACAGCATGAAGATTAACTTTAACCTTTACGGGTCTAGTGGATACATCTCTAACAACACACTAGACGAGATTGAATTTGAAAGATTCCGCACCATCGCGGAGAGTTTCAAACAGGTGATTAAGATTGAGAAAGTTGAGTCTTAAGACAGAAGAATAAATGTGATGCAAATCACAGCCCTAAATGCTTGACGAGCACGAGGTGAGCAAGGCACCATTAGGGCACAAGATAAAGCAGGGATAGCCCCCGCATTATCGGCACCACATACGACAGGAGAAGCAAGTGAAGAAAGCAGAACTGAAAGCGGGCGTTGCTTACTATGCAACCTCTCAGAATAACCACATGAACACCTATCAAGATGCAATCTACAAGACACACAAGCAACACGAACGCAACCGTTTTTATGTAATCTTTGATACAGACGGACAGCCTAAGACTTCATACAGAAGCGCGAGTGTGATTTACATGACCAACTGCCCGACCTATGGGCATGATTGCTTAAGACACAAGAAAGAAGATAGCAATTTAATTAACTGCTACCGCAACGAGTTCCGACTCATGGACATCCGCGATGAATACTGGGCGGTAATCAAGCGCATGCATGAACAGCGCAAAGCACAACCAACCAAGGACATCAGAGCCGAACGCCTACGCCGTATCGCCAAGCGCAATCAAACAAAACAAGAAGAACCAATCAAGGCAGAATTCTATTCTGTCTTAAGTCAGGTTACTGGAGACTACTGCTCATCATGGCACACACTAGGTGGGTTCAGTGTTGAGGAGATGGCAAAGATTACCAAGGCACTCAAGGCAAGCATGCCATCAGTGATGGCGGTGGCATCGTGACCGAGACAATCTGCGGAGACTGCCTTATCCCCCTATCCACATGCCAACATGCAAAAGATTATGTCTTAAGTAATAACGACAAAAAGATTTTGCGTTTGATTGCATCAAGCCTTGCAACGAAAGGATTGAAATGAAACTTAACAAGCGAGGCAAGCGAGTGCGTTCTGTCTTAATACTTATCATCATAATCGGTGGCGTTTGGTTCACATCAACACACCACAAAGTCTATGGCAACTGCCACACCACAGTAGATGGCAGGGTCTGCGACCTAATCAGATGGGAGAAAAACTAATGAGCAGACAACATCACTATGCGATTATGTTTGACGAAGAAACAAATCGTTGGAGCATAGACATAGACACAGAAGAAAAAGTTTTTTACGAAGGCTCTATCTACAACACAGCAACTCGCAAGTGGGAGTATGGGTATGCAGGTGACGGCAACTTCATCGGCAGAGAACAAGAACTTACCGAAGCGATAAGCAAATTCCTAGATAAACAAAATGAATTGTTACTTAAGACAGAGATGTGACCAACATCACACCACAAATGCTTGACTTACTATGCCAACGAGTGGCAAAGTAATCACTACCAACTAGACAGGAGAACAAGATGAGCAATACAACAGGGCACACAGATGCCAACGGACAGGGCACCATCGTTATACCCGTGGAGTTAGACCGCAAGGAACTATGGGGTGCGGTGATGGGTTCAGCCTTTGAATCTTTCGGTGACCACTGGCAAGAGATTGAATACCTAAGCGGTAATTGGGATGACCCAACCAGCAAGGTGCGGATGGTATGTCACAATGATAAGTACGAAAATGTAGAAAAGATAATCACGATTGACGACATAGCCTTGGCACTACCTATCGCAAACAAGAAAGTTTACATGGACTTGTTTGACTTTGACCAATACGATGCAATCTGCGGTGATGCTGTCTTACAGGTGGCTGTCATTGGCGATGTGATATTCGGTTAGGACTTAAGACATGAACTCACTAGAGATGAAAGCCACACGCACCCTTGCTAAGCGAGCAAGAGAGCAACGAAACGCCAGCACAAATGACAAAGACTTTGATTACTGGCATGCGATAATGGAACAGTACGAAAACAAACTACAGACAGGAGATAAGTAACATGGCAATACATGAAGTAGAACTAAAAGGAATACAGGTCGGAGCATTACTTAAGACAGAAACTGCATACGACAAAGACATGAACCTCACCTTTGATGGCAAAGAGATACGAGTTATCCTGCATTGGGATGACCACGATGGCTTTGATATTCAATGGCTTGACCTTGAAGGTAGATGGATTCAACAGCCAGCATGGGCAGATAGGATTGAGGAAGAAGGCACCATGAGTGTTGGGTATTACCTTGATTCATTGGAGGCACACACCAAGAAGGAGATGCCATGACCATCCTCATGCAATGCTTAGGTTGTGGCACAGTAGTGACCAACCCCAAGGTAATGAACTACATGTATGAGAAGTGCGATTACTGCACAGATAAGCAGAAAGAGATGGAAGAAAAAGCAATAGATAGTTTCTTGCATGCCGAAGCCGAGAGAAAGTTGGACAGTAATGCGTAATGACTTAAGACAGATACACCCACATGCCCGACTGTGGATAGCAACAGTAATTATCTTAGGACTAATCTTAGTTCTTAAGCCAGCATCAAAGTTCATGGCACCACCACATGGCAAGGTGATTGCTTACTATCAGAACGATTACCAACGCTA